AGTAACCTTAAACTTATCATGAAACTGATGCTCTGTAGTTGCAGTAATGTTATTATCCTTGAGATAGGCAGCATAATCAGCCACAATTTTATTGACTGTATGAGCAAATGTTCCAAGATTAAACAAGGATGTTACTAAATGAATTGCATCACCCTGATGACCTGAAGAGAAATCTTTGAACTTGTACTGTCCACTCATGGTGTCAAAATAGACAAACATGGATGGTACTTTATCACTAGAATTAAATGCAGATAAAATCTTTACATCTTGACCTGTTAGTCTTTCCTTGAGATTGAGATAGTATTCAAATATCCATTCTCTTGGTACATCTTCTATACCCCCGATAATTGTTCTTGTAGATATCATAATTTGTAAATTTAATAGAAAAGGGGAACCCTTAGACTCCCCTTTAACTATAAGCTGCTATGCTTAGTCAAGACTGAAGTCTGAAGATGATCTAGTTGGAATATCCAAATCATCATCACCGAATCCCACAACGGGTTTTACTTCTAGTTTCTTAAGATGATCTGCCTCATTGTAAGGCACTACCTTAGAGCCTTTAGCTGCATAGGCATAACCATCTTTAGAACCTTTTGGCAACCACATATCGTAATTAGTGTAACCAGTTTTACCTTCATATTCTTTACCAGCAATACAGAACTCAAGATACTTATCTTTAAAAGGAGCTGTGGTGTTGAATGCATTTACAAACTCCTGGATTGTGTCATGCTTATTATCCTGGGCCAAGAACCAATCATTGATTCCCAAAGTCTTACATAAGTTCTGCAAGAACATCATGATAGATCTATCTCTCTGAATCTTGATACCTGACTTAGTCTCACCATCAGCAAATGCATATTGGCTAGCCTTAACTCTACCAATCTGACCTGCATAGTGACCCTTGCTTGCATCATCTTTGTCAATCATAAATCCTTCAAACCCTTCAATAGGTTCAGTCTCCATGTTCATCATGAGATGCACTGCATCTGGAATGAATTTGAAATCTTCTAAATACACACTGTTAATTTGTAGTGCGTGGTTTCCCGGTGCAAATGTTTTAGGTAGTCCTCCACCTTCTTTGCCCAAATCTGTTGTGCTTAAAGCCATCTTTCTTTGTTTTATTTGTTAATAAATACCTTGTCCCAAGTTGTCTTAAGGACTCCGTCAATCATCTCTGTTATTACTATCTCCTCATTTCTAAGATGCTCTGGTCTTGCACCACAAGTGACTTCATCATTGGTTTTGAATGTAAGAATGGTCTTATTACCTTTTCTATACATATAACCAATAGCATCAGCCTGTGCACAAATCATTGATTTAATCTTACCAGTTAAGTCAATGTTGGCAGACATAACTAGTTCACCTTTATCATCAACTTGTTTGTCTTTGATATGACCTGATAAGATAATTGTGGGCGCTAATGTATCAATAAAATCCAATACTTGGAAGAATGCTTGACGGATATATAAATATCCTGCACCATTAGCTAAAGTAACTACAGTGTCACCATCAAAGTTCTTACCCATTGGAGTCTGTCTGTAGAGTTTGATAGCCAATGGCATAATCATTTCCTCTAATGCAGTTACAGTATCTATGGTAACATAATCATATGGTCTTCCTGCTTCCTTAATAGCTTTACCGGCATCTAGCAGTTCTTGAAGAGTAGTGATCTTAATCTTAAGAGCATCAATGTAATCAGTTCCGTTTTCTAAATCAAAAATCAGATTGTTATCAAGACCAGCATACGCTGTGGTTTTACCAGTCTTTGGCTTAGAATAAATTAATATTCTCTTAGGGTTCACTCTGTCCCCCTTAATTTTTACAGTTGGCAATGTTATTCCCATGACTTAAGAATTAATGATGTCATTTAACCATTTCTTGTTACTTACCGGCTTTTTAAGCATGATAGCTGCAAGATCTCTCATTGTAATTTGACTCAACGGAGCATCTAGATCTGGATCCATGATCTCATCAAAGTCTGGGAACTCACTTACCTCTACTGCTTGTTCCATTTCAATCTTAATCAACTCTGATACAGGGACAAGATATCTGAAATGACCATTAGCTGCTGGTTCAGTCTTCTCATACTCTTCATCATAGTGAGGATTAAATCTCCACTTGTAAAGAGTTCTGGTAGGATCTTCAGGGTCTAGGTCAATACTTGTAAACTCAGTATAGATATCCTTGCCTTTCTTAAGTTCACTAAGAAAGAATCCAATATGCTGCTCTGACATAAATTTAGGCACATAAGCACACTTGGGGATGAATACTGGGTTGTCTTCACCTAGTAACTTGAATTTCCATTCATGAAACGCATACAGTTCCTCAGTCTTTTCTTGCCTGTTGATTGTAGGTTTTGTTGTTAAACTCATAATTTACTATTTTGTTGTTAGTCTTTTCTCCTGTTGTGGAGGTGTAATCATCTCTGCAATCATCATCTTTTCAAATTCAGCCTTGAAGAAACATAATCCAGTCTCACCATTTCTTGATTTAAGAAAGTGTAGTACTAAGATCTTGTCATCATCAATCACATACCTATCAGGTCCATAGAATCTAATTTTCTGTTTACCAGGTCTATTAATTCCTATGACAGTATCAGCATGCTGCAGAATTGCATCAGAACCAAATATATCAGACTCAAGCACGTAATTACCATATTTACCATCTTCACTTCTCTCAGGGTTGTCAATATTTCTATTGAGCTGACTCAAGAGTACAAATGCTACCGGCCACTGTCTTTTAAGAGATGTAATTGCTTCACCTAGGTTTGCTAGCATGTCCTGCTTAGACTTTTCCGTAGGTCCGTTCTTAAATAGTACAGAGTGATCTATAGTAATCAGAGCTTTTGTAAAAATCAGATTATCATCAGAATCATAGTGTGCATGGTCCATCATGTATTCCCCTATAATTTGCTTGAACTCTTCTACGGTACAAGGCCTTTCTACTACGTCTATGGGATACTTTATTTTGGCTTTTGCGTAATCATAACATTTTTGTAAATCATCACCTGAAAGTTTTCCGTCAGCACTACATAAGTACTTGTAAGATCTACCAATCACACTGGAATACTCACGTATTGCAGAAGTTCTTGCTAGCATCTCAAATTGGAATTGCAGGACTCTAAAGTTCTCACCGGGGTTAAGAGGAAAGGACTCTCTTACAATTTGTTCTGCAATAAGAGTCTTACCACTGGCAGGCCTACCGGCAATCACAGTGAAGGTATTCCACTCTAATCCATCTGTAGTTGCATTATTAAACTTTGCCCATGGTGTTCTGAGACTTTTAATCTCACCTTTCATTCTACCCTGTAGATATCTCAGAGATTCCTGAAAACCTTCACGTTGGCTGTTCCACTTTTTCTTTGGACCAGCCTTTTCTTTGTTATCCATATTTACCTGTTTATTTCCTTCTGCTTGACAATGTCATAGAGTACATGTAATACTGTTATGACAACTTCAATACTGAAGTATTGCCAAAAGGTCACTGGGATTATAAATAGATCAACTACTTTGTACCCAATGAGTGATCCCATTAATGCTATAATGAAGATCTTTAATTTGTAGTCTATCAAAATACTTTCTCACTAAAATGTGTGTCATCAATTCCTGTTTCTCCATTTGTAATCATATCACAATAATTTGCTAGCTCTGAATCATATGTCTTATCAGGATTCTGTTTGCGGATAAAGTACTGAGAAGTTCTCATGTATTTGTAACCTTGTCTTTCATACTGATCTAAATACAACTTTGTTGCGTTAAATACTGTTTCCCAAGAGTACTTGTGACTCTCAAAGAACCACCTGAAGTTACCTTCAAGGTTTGTCTTGTCTGCTCTTGCATATTTACCGCTGGGAAGCTTAAATTTAGGAAAAAGTTCCAAATAAGCCTCAATGTTTACCATGAAATTTTCACCCATAACGTCTTTAGAAGTCTTTTTCTTACTGTTCTTAAAGTAAGATTCTATTTCTTGTAAAAGTATGAGAGAAGGACTTGTGATTGTATCATCATCATTCAACCATCCACCATTCTTGAGACGCATTAGCTCTACAGAATAGTTGGTGTTAAATGATGGTACAATACTGTTCTTCTTACACCACAGTAAATAGAACTGGTTTGGAGACAAGCCGTTCTTTATTAATTTGTTGAAAATTTCTTCCATCACCACTCAATATCAAAATTATTATTCTTCTTGAGTAAATCTTTAATCTCTACAAATACATTCTTGCTATCCCATTCTTTATGGCCAGTATAGCTGGCGGCTGCTGGGTGCGTTACAAAGAACTTGTAGTTATTATCATTTACACATGATGCCCATTCTTCTGCTTTCTTACCTAAGTACACGTAAATGATTCCACTGTTGTGCCAGGTAAGCCAATCAAACAGGTATGCAGAGAATGGCTTCCAAATCAGATAATGCTGACCTATCTTACCTACATTAGTTGTCAAAGCCGTATTAAACATTAGTACACCTTGGTTTGCCCATCTTGTAAGATCTTTATCTACGGAAACTGGTGCACTATTATATACGGACTTGTTGACTGCATTTAACAAGTACTTTAAACTTGGTTGCATATCTTCTGTTTGACTCAGACTAAATGATATCCCATCAGCATGTCCTAATCCAGGGTATGGATCTTGGCCAATGACTACCACCCTAAGCTCACTGTATGGGCACTCTTCAAATGCCCGGAACCAGTTCTTCATAGTAGGGGTAAATCTCTTACCATCTTTTGCTTGTTTAGCAAGCTCTACTATAATGTTATCAAAGTCACTGCTATAGATAAAACTCTTCAATACTCTAGCCCAACCTGATGGTTCAAGTTTAGCCAATATTTTTTCTTTTATTTCCTCAATGTCTAGTTTCTGATTCATATTTTCTATATTTGTGTTATGGCGGTTAAAGTAAAAGAACTCAAACAAGACACTATTATTGATGTAAAGGTCAATAATAACTTCTATAAGATGCTTAAGCATGTACTCTTCTATCTATTCAATCAAGTTCCTGACCCTGTCAAAAGAGATGAATCTCTTAAGAAAATAATGGGAGGGAAATATGAAGAAATGAATGATCTTGAGCGTAGCTTTTATACAATTACTGTTTTGTTAGCAGAAATTGAAAAAGTTGCTAAAGAGAATGCTCTTTATGATGAGAAAGAACTTCTTCAACCAGGGGATGAAGGATATGAGGCTCCTACTCAAGAATAATATCATTCTGTCTAGCTACATCTTTACAAGCTTCAATAGCCAAGGTTATTTCTAGTAAACTGCAATCAGCAAATGATTTGCATACTATCTTTCTTTCACCTTCATCTTCTACTTCATAGCATAATCCAGCCTTCTCTTTGATGATCAATTTCATGTCATCAAATGGAAACCCAAGTTCTCCTGCTATTTCTCTTATACAGGCATGAACTTTACTTATTTGGGCAGGAGATGTTCCCCTACCCTTAAGACATACAAAAATCTCTACTTCTTCACCGTCCTTGATCTTAGCAATGAACTGATCATATAAGAGCTTATCTTTCCCATTAGAGTAACTCAACTTAGAATTACTCTTCACTAATGTTCCTATAAACATACTGATTACTTTTTCTGTTTATCCCACTTTCCAAAGAGTGCAATTAACATCTGCACATCTGCCAAGTCCTTGATAACTATACCAGACTCATAGCAGTAAACTTTCCACTGATCATTGTTAATCTCATCACTTGCGTCACTCATCAGGACAAAGTCAGGATTGAATTCAAGTTGATAGAAGTAATAGTCAGTTTGATCTCCTGTTTCTTCTACAGGTTGGTCTATTCTTTCAAAACCTTCAGCTATAAGTTCTTGTTCTTTCATAATTTATCAAGTTTTTCACCTTTGACTATGAGAGTTGGATATTTGCTAATGACTTCTCTGAATTCTGGAGATACATCTTCACCATAAGGTTTCCACTGACCGTGTTGCTTGATTCTTTGCTTTCTAAAGTTATCAATAGCTAGTAAACCTATATAAAGATTGTCTTCATCTTCAGAGCTACACATTTTAGCAATGTTCTCTCTTTCCTCTTCAGTAATCTGTTGTAATGCAACCAACAAGTTCATCTCAAAAGCCAACATAAAGGCTTTGTAGTTCCCTTGTTTAGTACCTCTGTGGTACATATACCAAAGATAATTAAAATTTCTGTCCACTGCAGAAGTCATATTGAAATGCTCTTCTATAATTTTCTTGCATAATTTATTACGCAACTGGACAGTTTTATTACCTGGTTTTTCTACTGCAAAATCATTTTCTGAAATCATATACTAATGGTTTATTCTTCAACTTCAATAACTTTCATGCCTTCTTTGCGTTCTACTTTAGGCATAATTACAAGACCATCTAAGATGATCTTATCTAAAATCTGTGTGTGCTGGGTGATTAACACTGATTCTACACCTCCTTTAGCTACAGCAGCAAGGATGGCAATCTCAATATCAGTTTCTGGAATAAGAACAATCTTAGTTGTTCCATTCATTAAAATCTCTACTTTCATAATCTTAGTTTTTATAGCTTTTCAATGCATCAATACACTTTAAAGCCTGTTTGCTGGTTACATAGAAGTAACCTTCTTCAAATGTCACTTTAATCAGATTCATCTCATAATTAAGACCAACAGTCTGGTCATTAAATGAAAGAACTTGGCTCTCTTCACTACCAATACAAGCTACAATATACGTATAGAAGGTCATAAGATCTTCTTTACTTGAAAATCTCAGGTTCTTCTGTACCTCAATATGCTTATAGGCAGCATCACGGAATGATAGCCAATAGGTAGATACTGTATCTACAGTAACATTTACAATACAGTGCAAACCCATGTTTGTACAAAATACAGTTTCTTGCTTTTTGCTGGAAACCTCAATCTGTGCTGATGCATTAAACATCCACAGTAAACTCAATAATGCTAATCCTCTTTTCATAATCAATAAACTAATTGTAAAACAATAACTATACTCATACAACATACTATGATGCCAACTGATACTCCTACATAGAAGCCTTCCCAAAATCTGTCTCTTACTCTCATACTTATTTATTTAGTGATCCCAATAGGAGTCGAACCTATAACCCCTGCCTTAGAAGGGCAGTGCTCTATCCAATTGAGCTATGGGACCATGTGTCACTAGACGTAGTGACCACCTTACCTACCTAACTAAACTATTTATACGCGCTTATGAAATAAGCAGTACTCATGACAGGACTTGAACCTGTGATAGACGCTCCTTAGAGTCCGCTATCTTAGCACCATTTTGCTACATGAGTAACCTATCTGGGGTTGCAGACAGATATTATAATTCTATTGTGATAATTAAACCCTTAACTTTTGCAACTATCAAATCATTCTTGTCAATCAGGATTTCAGCTTCTGCTGTAGTTTCACCATCATGAACAGTAATCTTCATAGGCTCCTGTATTTCATCATACTCAAACATAGATGTGTATCCTTCTGGATTTTGCATCTTATGCATAAGATCATCTACAAAGCTAAAACTTTTTGTATAATCAGGTTCTTTGTCAATATCTGTGTCTGATCCTAAGTCTATTGGAGTGTCTAGCTCTCCTGGTTCAGGCAGTAATGACCATATTGATAATGGTTTCCCACGCATCTTATTATGATACATGCCCATACATGCTCCCTTAGATCTACCTAATTTAGTTGAAGCAAACTCTGCTGCCTCTGATTGATTTTTGCCTGCATTAAATGCAGTACTCATAAGATGTGCTAATAATGCCATCTCTTCTTTTGACCATGACTGGTACTTAATCTTTTGTTCTTTCATCTTGTTTTGATTTTCTTGTTTCTATATAATCAATTACAAATCCTATGGCCACTATAAGATTCATTCCTATAGAAGCCAGTATTTCATAAATATCCTCATAGACATTAACACTCAAGTGTATATGTCCTACTACCCAGAACGGCATAGATAAGTTTTGACTTATCCATACCACTAGATATTTGAGGAAATGTTTCATTGATATACAAAGTGTCTACTTTCTTCTTTACCATCAACCCACTTAATAAAATAGAATCCTGTTAAAGTAACAGCATTACCATATCCATTTTGTGCTTGAAAAGAATGTGTTATAGAAAGTTCACCTTCCTTAGTCATTCTAATTGTACCATAAGAATCAAGAATTGGTGTATAACTTCTACCATTTTTAAGATCCAGCTGAGCCCATATACTTGCCATAAGAGTAAGTCCATTTAGATAATTTTCAAAATGACTATGGTTTTTATGACTTGCTATGTAATCTGCATTTTTTACAGGATTGTTATACATAGATGTATCCCAATTAATAAAATCAGGATACTTCATCAAAGTATCAACTGTTTTTTGATCAATATTAAAGTTGACTTTAATTTTAACACCAACTCCACTTTGAATACTAACTGTAAATACATTGTCTTTAAGACTGTAGTCTTGTGAGTAAACACTAGTTGTAATGCTCAATAGTAGTAGAGCTCCTAACATTAATTTTTTCATACTCTGCTTTTAACACCCTTCCTCTGGGTTTTTGGTTTTTACTATGTCTGGGGATAACACCCCGTCATGCTTCCGGCTTGCTACTACCATTGTCATGTACTGAATCATCATTTTGCTGATCCGTTTCTCTCTCAAAAGCCTCAAGTGCTTCTGCGTCTTTCCTGAGTTCAAGTTCATACTCTGTTTTTTGTTTTGCTAAATAACCTGCAAGATCATAGTCTGGTGGAATATCTCCACCTTGCTGTTCCCACAAATCCATGTAGACTTGCTTCATTTTTCCCATACAATAAGTTTTGCTTTAGGTCCATTTTTGGCAATCATCTTCTCTTCTCCAGTGAGGTCTTCAAGTCTGTACTTTGGTATTATAGGAAAGTCTCCTTCAAAATACGGTTCATCCTTGTGACCTAACTTAGCTGCTCTTGTACTAAAGTCCATCTCTTTATAATAGAAATACAAAAATCTAGCCTGATACGTTTTAAGAATTGGAAAATCCTTCATAAGTGTATCAACATTATGGCCAGATCTTATGGCTACTTTAATATTGATAAGCGTCTTAGTAGGTAAAGAATTTAGGATTCTGTTTACGTATTGTCTTTTATACATTAATCATCTTCAATTGTGAAATAACCCATTACTACACCTACAGGAAATACTACGGCTCCCACACCTCTTAGAACTTCTGCTCTGTAGGGTCTATCAAAGTTGTATTGGCTTAACTTATACAAGTTAGCAAACCAACCATAACCAATTAGCACAACAATGCTGATAGCAATTATGCTACCTTTTGTGTCATCATTCATATATTTGATTTAAAGTTTAAACTTTTGTGGTTTAAATAGCAAACTCTTCAGTTTCTTGTTTAGCAACAGAAATCTCAGGTTGAACTATCTTGAACCTATCAGCATCAAAGTATTCATAGGGAAAACAAGAATGGTCTAACTCAATTTCCTTGAGTTTAAGACCAATTTTATTCCTTTGTAGATTCATCTGTGTTGTACCAATTACTGTATACATCTGACCTTTAACAATCCACTTCTCAGCAGGTACTTGTTTAGGTCTGTTACCATCATTAATACAAATCACTAACATAATCTTCCAATTCTACTTTAAGACTTAAGTCCTGGAGATAGGCTTTCATCTCAAACATGTTGAGAAAGTCTCCAGACTTTATTTGACATTTACCTTTATTATGTGTTATTAATGCACATTGCTCTGCTTGTACAGAGTCATGACCACATACCTTGACAAGACAAGCCATAACATAAAGATATGAATTCTCACTGTCATTGAGTAATACTAGTTTGTGCGTTTTTTCCAAAACCATAATTTGTGCTCAAATTACAAAAATTAATAATTCACAGAGCAATTTTGTAGTCAACCCATGTAATTTTAGATTGATCATAGCCATCTAGAGCCTCTTTTACCCATTTGTCATCTACAGTATCCACATAACATAAGATATGTACTGTAGCAGTCTCATCTGGGTTCAGACGCAATAGCCGGCCAATTCTCTGTGCTGCCTTTCTTTCATTACCATATGCATGCAGTATGATACCTTGGCGTAAGTTTGGGATATTTACACCCTCACTCAACTGTAGTACACAAGATAGTTTTGTAATAGAACCAACCTTAAAGTCTTCTAAATTTGTAGCAGACTCAGGGTTAGTGCTATGATAACTGTGCTGAGACAGTCTATCTGCTTGCTCTTGGGTATTAGCAAAAATGATACACTTAGACTTAATGCTATCAAGAAGTCTCTTAGTGTATTTCTCTTTTGTTGGATACTCCATGAGAGCCTTCATACGCATAATTCTGGCAATCTGTACAGATTTACCGGGTGACGCATTCTCTACTCTTCCACACCAATATTGATAATTGGCTTTCTCAGAGGTAAAAAAAGAACCACTTTTAGTTTTTACGGCCACATTCTTATCATTACTGAGATACAGTTCATGCACAATAATCTTATAATCATTAAGAATCTTGGCTTCTACAGCATCATCAGTAACATAGGTATGTACCATTGGACAGAATTCACTGACCATTCTACCCTTATCAGAATCTTCTCTCTTGGGTGGAGTACCGGTAAGACCTAGAATCATTCCTGAATAGTTATCCAAGAATTCTCTATGGTTATCTAATAAGTTGTGACACTCATCAAGATAGACAATGTCATAATCCTGTGGATTCTTCTTATTCAAGCTTAGATAAGTACTGAAGGTTACATTAGTTAACAAATCTTCTTTACTAAACTTAACAGCCTGAACCTTCCATTCTTCAATAATTGATTTCTTTGGAGCTACTATAAGAATATTCTTCAGTGGGCTAAACTCTCTTTCAAGATGCAATAGACCAACCAGAGTCTTACCAACTCCGGTGGCCAATGCTAACCCGCTTCTGTGTTTTCCTTGAGTGGCTTCTAAGGCTTTGCTTTGAATCTCATCTCTTGTCATAATCATTACTTTAAATATCCTAATTCTCTTGACTGCACAGGATGCTCATGCACCCAGTTGTGACATGCTCTGCATACCGGCAGCCAAGTACTCTGTATAAGATAATAGACGGATCTATCAGCACCTGAGTATGTATGATGCACATCTGTAGCATGCATCATACAACCCGGTACTTTCACCTCACACATATTACGTTCTGTCAGGAAGCGCTCTCTTAACTTGAGATACTCCTGATCTTGTTTCTTCTTTTTAGAAGAGACCAAGGGGATGATGTTCTTTGGTTTCTGTGGTGAATCATCACTTTTGTGGCAACTCCAGCAATGCTTACAGTACGGTTCCCCTTGGTGTCTCTTCCAAATGTATTGCTCAGTATTACATCCACTACAGATCTTCTTTTTTGGTATCATGTAGTTCTTTAATTACTTGGTTTGTAAGATAGTTTGAACACTTGTATTGAGTCTTGATATAATCCCGGAGCATCATATTAGAAAAAATCTTATAGTTCTTGTTATCCTTGATAACTGCATCTACAATCACTTTAACTTTTAGACTCATTCTTCCACTCTTTCCAGGTATCAAAATCTTTTAACTGCTCAATTTCTTTCTTCCATTCTATCTGGAGTCTCTTAGCTACAGCGAACATAATGAATGCTCCTGTAACAAATCCTAATGTAAATTCCATCTTATTCTGATTTAAGTTTACGTTTATAATCTTCTATCTCTTTAGTATAAACATACTCACAATATTCTTTTTTTGATTCAGATACTGTGGAATCTTCTGCCCAATCATTGGGTGTCTCATACTTATAGGTCATAGGCTCTTGCCCATTGTACCCACCCTTGGTAGAACCAAGAGTGAGTAAATAGACAAATAGGCATCCCACTATGACCAATAAACTGGATGCTAATACTCTCATGACTTCCTTAATCTAGGAAGTTGATTAGGATCTGATGTCA